AATATACTTTTGAAGGTCTGTATCAAGCGACTTCATCTGCGTTACAAGCTTGCGTAATTCTCTTGTATCCACATACGCTCTGACCACGGTTCACCTCTCCCTACACTTTACCGCTTCCCACCCTGTTTTTGGCCCTTTGCGATGAGGTAGCGCATCATTGTCCAAAGCATCCGTGGCTCCAGCTCCATCAGCTCGTTGGGGCTGATACCTGTTTCACAAGCTATCGTTGCGATTTCCCAATGGGCGCTGGAGTCACCCAGGCCAACTATTTTTTTGCTTCAGCCTCAGAAACCATGGCCACAGATTCAGTCCACTTCTCAAAACTTTCCTTCGTATGCCCAGTGCGTTTCATCACACAATAAGCAATGAAGAAAATGTAAGTGATTCTGCTATCTGATGTGAGTCCCGCCACACTCATATCAAACTTGGTTTCAAAAGCTACAAGGTCAGCCGCAATCGCTGTAGCAATCTTCTCTGTATCATCAAGAAACTCTATGCGTAGGTCAAAAGTATTCATCTTACAATTCAGCCCTAACGATTTCACCCGTCACCGGCCAAGACACTGACAATGTGGCCAAATCGCCCACGCTGGAAGCAAATGGTTGGTACTCAGTCACAAGCACATCGAAGGTATAGCTGGGATTTGTGGCACTGACAGCGGCGCTAGTAGGCGAGATAATCATCTCTACTGTAAGTCCGAGTAAAGGCCAGAGAGTGGCATCTACCGAGGCAACACCAAAGTCTTGCTGGAAGTCTAGGGACAGGGAACCATCCTTGAGGCCACCAATGCGCGATTTCCAATCTACGCCAAAGCTCGTAGTGTCTTGTTCTTCAGACTTGGCATCCAAAGTACAACTGTTCAGGTTGGGGCTAAAGTTCACACCTCCCACTGAAATTGTGTAATCCGTTGCGACAAACTTGGTCACGGTATATCTCCTTACTCTGCGTAAACTGTCACGGCAAAGTCTGCCGCGAGGTAAAGTACCTCCCCCAATGATACCGTACCGTAGTTGCTCATTTCGGTAACACGCGCGTCAAACACTTCACCTCCCAAAGTCCTATCAGACTCAATAGCACTCTTTACAGACTGCGGGCCATTAGATGTATAAGTGTCCAGCTTGGCCTGCGCCCTACGCTCAGATGCGCGGGTTGCCAATACTGTAATCCTGAACGTGTACTCGCTAGTCCCCTGAGCAAAGGCCGAGTCATACTCGCGCCGCTCCAGCATGATAATCGCTTGCGGTGGATTAGGATTATCAGGGATTTCTGTCGCAGTGCGTAACCCTGAGATAGCCTCCAGGTTGGTTGCTAACCCAGCCCTAATACCTTCAATAGTGGTCACGCCATTCTCACTTTTTTGAACGGCATGAGCATAGCCTCCACGTCAGGGTCTACACGCGAAACCCTGATGGCCCCAATATCCCCAAACCCGGCAACACCGAGAGGTGAGTCATACCGTTTGAATTGTCGCATTGAAGCCAACACGCAGGCTTGCTTGATAGCGGTAGGAATAGTAGTCCACCCCCACGTTCCCACAATCTTGACCGTTGCTTCCCCAAGCAGGTAATTCCAGCGCGGGAATAGGTAGTCCCCCACAGCAGTAATTCTTGTGAACGGCTGAACAATCCCTCCAGCTATCCCGTTGAGAGGTTCCAGCTGATAATCGGTGGAAGCCCATACGGTGTCAAAGACGATGGCATCACTGGCTGTCGTCAGACTTGTAACGCTAATCAGGTCATCCATTTCTGTGAACAACTTGCTAGTCGGTACGAAAAGTCTGGTTTCGTTCACCCCGGTACTGTAAAAAACGCGCTCGCAGTGGCCATCAATTTCACGGCTGGCGGCCTCAATAGCCAACTCCAACAATGTGTCATCAATCGTGTCCAGGATTCTCAGTGATGCTTTCACCTGGGACAGCGTGGCGTACCCGTTTGTTATTGACATTATTCTCCTACCCGTATTCTAGCCTACAGATAAGGGATGCCCCCAGGCGACCTACGCACCTGAAGGCATCCCATTATGTCCAACCTATGCGGCGGCGTTCACCAAGTGCTTGATGTGTGAAGCGTGAGTCAGTTTGCCGTCAAAACGGTAAACGAAACGGTACGCGGTAACATCATTGGCAAAGTACGCATCGGTAGATGTCGCAACTTCAAGTCCCGTAGTCACAATCTTGTAACTGGGGAAGTGGCCAAACAATACAGCCTTGGCATCAATAGCCATATCTGCCATGCCTGGGTTTTCGTTGATAGCCCAACCGAGTACACGGTCAGTTCCCCCAATTTGGGGGTCATAAATGTATGCGCCGTTACCGTCTTTGAGCTGACGGATAGCCGCAATCGTGGAGCCATTAGCCATGAAGCCAACCCCTGGCATACGGCGTACAGCACCGTCTGTAGAGTAAGCCAACTCAATGAGTTCGTCAGCGGTAATGGCGGTAGCAGATGCGGCAGTTACACCAAGACCAGATGCGACTACAACACCTTCAACCGTGCTGGAACCAGAACCCGTAGTGGACAATGAGTTCACTTGAGTGCCGATAGCATTCCCGGCCTGCTCTGCGATAGTCCCCTGGATGTCGTATCCGGCATCGTCAAGCAGTTCGTTGGCAATCTTCACCAAGAACGTCTGCTTGTAAGGCTGGAGCAGAATAGAACTGAAAGTAGGTTCACTCTCAGAAATTGCGGCACCCTCAGCGACTTGCGCCGCAGTTGAATATGCCGTCACGGTGGGGAGTCGTAGACTCTGACCGTTAGTGCGGTTGATTACTTCAGCCATTTCGAGCATTGGGCCAACCTGACGTGCGACCAGATATACCTGAGCGAGGAAGTCAGCTGGGACAGTATTTACTGAACCGACCAGCGTTGCTCGTTTCTCAAACGTATGAGAACGCATTTCTCCGCGAGCCAAAGCCCTGAAAATCTCAGCCTCATCCGTAGCTTCTTCTGGGATAATGAAGTTACGGGCCGCCTCAGCTACTTCAGCAGTACGGAGTTCACTACGGGTTGCGACCGCGATAGCTTCATCAGCATTTCTGATGTCTGCCTCGATACGGTCAATCTTTTCTACGTCAGCGGGTTCAAGCCCACGCTTTTCTGATTCTGCTTTATCAATGGTTTCTCGCATCTGCGATACCAGGTTTGCGCGTACTTCTTGCTGAGCTTTGATGAACTGACTCATTACGTTCCTTTCGTTGCGTGATTGTATGGGATTGCCCAGGGTGGTTCCACTCACTGGCGCTGACCGGCAGAGCACACTCACGTTTCCGATGGCTCAAGTGTAACACCGTGTACTGATTTGGTGGTTTATGAAACCTAGTGATTAGGCTACGACTTGCCGCGCGTCTAGCGACTAGACAGAATCAGTTTTGGGGGACTATAATTGAGGAAGAACGGAAAGAACGCGATGGCCCTGGCTCCTGAAACTGGGATTGACCGGCCTCAAGCGAATGCTAAATGACAATACAACAGTGACTACCTGACTAGCCTGCTGGATGTCCCGCCACAAATTGACTGAGCTATCTTCTGATAGTCCAGTCCGAATGGAGGATGCTATGACATTTACAGTTGGAACTGATATTCCTACGCAGGCGCTGGAACGTGCCTACAAGAACTACCGTGGAACTGATTCCTACTACAAGCTCGCCAAGGTGAAGGGGCACCCCGATTCTGGGCCTTACATCTGGAAAGTCTGGAGCTGGGATGAAGCGACGAAAGTCTGGAGCTGGGATGAAGCGACGTTGATGGATGACGATGCCTCTCACCTGAACATGGCTGGGTTCTGCGGAGTGTTTGAAATGCGCTGTATGAACATGGACAGCGAATCGGACATTGAAAAGGCCGCGCTACAAACTGAGTTGGGGCTATAACCCGCCAACCTACTGCGGGACATCCTGCTGGCTAGTCAGTTACCTACAAATGAATGGAGAACAAGACCGGTAAGACCAACTACAGAATGGAGAACCAAATGAGTACAGATACACAGAATGACGTTCGCTACCCTGACGTGGAAGTGAACTTGTTTGAGATTGACGGTAATGCCTTCTCGATAATGGGTGCTGTTACGAAAGCTCTACGCCGTGGTGGCGTGGATAAAGCTACCCGTGACGAATACATCGCTGAAGCTACCGCTGGCGATTACGACCACTTGCTCGTTACGACGATGAAGTGGGTCACTACCTAACCTGGAAATGAGGGGCAGGGTGAAAGCCCTGCCTCTCCCCAAGAATGGAGAAAAAATGTATAAAGCACACCGTTTTATTGGAGTTGGAGAGTCCGACCTGAGTCAATGCCTCGAATGTGGTGGGCTTTGGGTTTGGGATTTTGCTGACAATAGCCGCCGCTCACTGAATGGTGTTTTAGCCGGTGACTGTGTGACGGATATTGAACACCATTACAAGGGTGAGTGCCCTGGGGAGAATTGTTCATTGAACCCCGGATGTAATTGCCTTCACTGTGACAGCTAAGAATGGAGAATCAAATGCTGGACAAAAAGTATCCCGCCGTATGGCGGAGCAAGGGCTACGCGAGAATGAACTGCGATGGCCGCCATAACATCCCCACCGGGATTCACTCCTACCTTGAGGTCGATGGCCTCGATGTGGAGCAACATTGGTTAGAGCAACACCCACCGATGGCAAAGGTCAAGAAATGAGGCCCACTGAGAAAGACATCGAAACTACTCCAGAAGGTTACTACCGTCTGGACTGCGATGGTCGGCACACCTACGTTAGCCACCGCTACCTTTACTACACCAAAAAGGCCGTCATGAAGTTCTGGCGTGACGAACACCCCATGAATGGAGATGAGATAAATGAATACTCCCAACGCTGATGACCCTACAAATGGAGGTAAAAAAGAAATGACCGAAGGCAAAGTTACAACGCCCATGAAACCTGTAATTCAGGAACCCACGACCAGAAACTCCAGGTTGTGGCCCGTGTACGAATACCGTTTGCTCACAGCAAAAGAATCGTTCGGCAAAGTGAGTGGTCGTGCCTCTTGGATACAAGACCAAATCGGCGAAATGAATGGCAAGCGCGGTGCCGATGAGCGCCGCAAGTTAGTCATGCGAGCGATGGAAGAAATGCGCGACATGGAGGAAATGGTCAAGATTGCTAAAATTGACCTTCTGACCTTGCTCTGGATGACCCAGTTGGAAAATGCGGCAATACTGCCCGAACCCAACGAAACTGAAGTTGATTTCTGAATCGACTGAAAACCAAAAATACCTCTACAGGAGTTGCCTGTGGAGGTATTTTTGTATCTACCTCTGCTCGGGCACTTCCTCTACACGGGTTTCAAACTGAGGCTTTTTCCCCCTGGGCTTCTCCACCTCTGGAGTATCCAGTTCCACGATACGCCGGGCCATGGTTGGGGCCAAATCTTTCAAAGCTCCCACATCAGGGTGGCCCGCAACGTCAAGGATTACTTTCAACACTTCTGCTTCACTAGCCATTCAGCAACTCCAATAGTTTGAGTTTGTGTTTCTTGAGTTCAAGCATAGCAAAACCTTCATCTACTGGAACGTCTGCCGTCTTGGGGTGTTCTGGCGCTATGGAATCCAAAACCTCATTCAAAATCCTTGTATCCTCTGAGGTCATCGTTTCCCCATTCTCCAGTTTGAGAATCGCATCCGATAGGGACTCCAAATCTACGT